ATGCAGGGCATCCTCAATGATGGAGAGCGGTGCAACGGACGTCAGGGCGAGATAGCCGCCTGTGGCGCTGGTGTTAGGCATCGGGTGCTTCCTCTTCCAGTACGGCCACGGCTTTGGTGTATCCATCATCCCCCGGCCAAAACTCTGCCAGCGATACGCGATACATTTTACCGTCGTGCAGTACCCGGTCCGGCTTTTGGTCGTCCCTGCCCGCCGTCAGGCGTGCCGAGATAAACACCATAATGCTGTCCTTCCCCCTGTCCGCGTCAGGCAAGCGCTCCAGTTCTTCACCAGGCGCGGGCTGGATAATGCCGACGGCATTGTTCCGTTCAGTGTCCAGTACAGCACGCCCCTTGTCGTCCACTATCTCCGTGATCCGCTCGAAGTCGATGGGGCGGGCACCAAGTTCCGGGTCCGTGATCAGTTCGCGCATCTTCATTTCAGCACCAGGCTCGCGCCGCGCTTTCGCACGGTGTAGGTATATGCTTTGCGGAGTTGGCCGGTATCCAGCAGGGGATTGAGAGCGCCACGCTTCTGGCGCTTCTGGCTGGGATTGAGAAGAGCTGGCCATTCATTGTCTACAAACTTGGCGCGCACGCTATTTTGGCCCAGCAGGCCGATCTTGTTGAAAGTTTGTTCAACGGCCGCCACGTTGCCGTCTAGGGCGGATGCCGCCGCGCCTTTCAGCAACGCGGCGGCATCTTCCTGTATGTCCTTGATGCCCGGCAGTAGTGCGGACCGCGCGGGCAAATTGTTGGCAGGTGCGCCGAACTCGTGGATGTAGCCCAGCATGGCATTGCTGATGCCGTCGCCGGAGTTACGGCTGGTTTTGTCTTCAGGGATGCCTATGTAAACGTCCTGCTCCGTGAGCGCCTGAACCGCCTTGCGGATGGCATCTGTCTTATCCAGCGTCTGCCGCACGGTCATTTTGCCTTTCATGGCTACACCATCAGTCCACCAGCTCCGACGAGTTGCGCCAGCTGCCAGTATTGCTTTCCGTAGATAGTGTCATTCCAGTGCCCGGCATCGGGCCTTCCTGTGGCGGCGGCACCGGCACGGCTCTCCGAAGAACTCACAGACCCCACGGACTTGCTTTTGGATACCACCGCACCCGCAGCCGCCTGCATGCCGCCCGTGCCATCAGCACAAAGAGTGGCGGCCCGCTCCAGCGTCAGATGGTGGGCGGCGTACAGGCACACCCCTTCCAGCCACAGATCGTCCCAACGATCTGCGGAGAGTTGTTTGGCGGCCAGACCGACCCAGAAGGTCACCCGGCCATCAGGGAACTGCTCTTCCCCGAACTGGGGAAAGCTGGTGCGGAATTCGGCTACGGTGGGAACCATTTACTTATTCGCCTTCTTTGCCTGCTGGGGCTGGGAGGTTTCTTCGACGGCAGGGGCCGACAGGGATTCGTCCTCTGCAGGGGCAAACTCCTTTTCACCCTCATGCGCAGTCTCCTCACTGGGAGTCTCTGCCACAACATGTGCCCAGCCTTCCTTCAGGGCGGACTGCATGTACCAGTGGTCCATGTCTTCCTGCGTTGCCTGATGTATTCCCACGGCAAACAGGCGGCGTTCCGATTTGCCCGCATGGCGCAGGGCAAAGGCACGGGTTACCTTGATGATCTGTTTCATGGCTGCTCCTTACATGCCGTCCGCGTAACCCACGGTTTCGGGGTACACGAATTCCAGTTCGCCCAGGCGGCCGAAGTAGGTGGTGATCTGGTACAGGCTGCGGTTTTCCACGGGGGTGCGCTGCAGCGGAACCATGGGAAAGCGCACGAACTGCTCACCCTTGGTGTAGGCCACAGCGCGATCCACACCGCCAGGGCCTCGGCCGGTGAGCCACTTGACCGGATGGACTTCCAGCGGTTTGCCGTTAATGGCGTTCGAAATGCACTGAGTGCGCACGTATTCGAGAATGCTCATACTGCCCGCGTCACTAATGGGACGGGAGAGCATGGAAAACTTGCGGGGGGCCACCAGCATGTGAGAAGGGCACACCGCATAGCCGGATGCCTTCCACGTCTCTTCAATCAGCCCATTGAAATCTTCCAGAATCTGCACGGGAGTGGCCGTTTCCCAGCTCGTAGTCACACCTTCGGGAGTGATTCCGGCATGGTTGCACAGGCCGGTTGCGCCAACCAGAGCATCGCCGACATAGACCATCTCGTCGGTGTCCATGTTGTGCTTGAGCTTGAGACCCTCGTACTTCTGCGAATCAATGGGGCGGCCCAGCTGCTCGGCGGCGGCGAGTTCCGGAATGGAGAATCCCAGCTCCATAGCCCACAGGCGCAAAGGCTGAGCGGTCTTGTCGATATCCAGGGAGATGCCCGCGATCTGGGTGGAATTCTTGCCTACCCAGTTTTTCCCGCCGGGGTTAACGCCACCTGCAGCGGCGAAGGAGCTGTTGGTAAACGAGCTGGCTTCATCCGCGATGGTCACATCGCTTCGCAGGTCAATGTCACGGTTCCAGGTCACACTGGTCAGCGGGGCATGCAGCGTCTTGTCCAGGCGCTCCAGTTCTCCGACCATGAACGCACCTGCGGAATCAACAGTGCGGTTATCGTAGGTATACATAGGTGTTATCCTGCCTTGATGTTGGGCTAGACGTTGTAGCCAATTTCGGTGATGCCGTTGGCATCCGGTGCGCCCATGAAGAAGCAGCCGGGAACAGGCATGGTGTTCGATCCATCCGCAGCGGCCTCAAGATCACCAACCAGACGACCGGACCCGGCCACAATACGGACATGGACCTGTGCGCCCTTGGCAGGAGTCCCGCTCTTCAGGGGAACGGACATATAACCGCTGCGAAGGATGTCGCAGGTGGCGGCAGCGGGCATGGTGCCTGCGGCCATATCAGTATCGAAGCTCTGCATGGGATAGGGACGGACCAGAAAACCGTAAACAGTGCCGCCGGAGGCAATGGCTGCCACCTTACCGTCCGTAAGCTGGACCACCGCGCCAAAGGGCAACGGGGAGGCTCCCATGATGTTGGGTTCCAGCACGGCGTTGCCCTTGCGGGTCACATCGCCGGAAAAACCGGCAGGCATGCGTTCAAGATATGCTGTCATGCTACTTCCTCGCCTTGTCGTGGAATTCACGGTTCATGCGGTTGATGTCTGCAGGGGTAACGGGCTTGCCGAAATCCTTGGTTTTGGAACGGGTCAGCGCATCGGCTGTGCGGCGGTTGTTGCCAGCCCCTGCCAGTTCGCTGGCAGCGACAAAGGCGGCGTCCAGCGTCAGCTTGTCGGCCCGGTCCAGGCTCTGGCCGCGCAGGCAGGAAGTAACGACGTTGTTTATCGCCGCATCCCTCATCGCCATACGCAGGGCGGTGCGCTTGACTGAACAGGCGGAATCACCGGTCCGGAACCGCATAGAGGGAGCCAGAAGAGTTGCCCGGCGCAGCGTGTCGCTGTCCGCCGTGCGCCCGGCGCCGCTGGCACGAATCGGCTTTGCCGGTTTACGCAGGGCGCTGTCGCCGGTGGGGCGTTCTTCAGAGGGTTCGTCCTCCTCATCTTCCATCGGCTCTTCATTGTCGTTCACGGTATCTTCGTCGGACGCTTCGCCACGCCCTTCGATCAGAGTACGCAGCATGAGCTTCATTTCTTCCATGCTTGCCGCGATCTGCCCAAGCGCATCCTCGTCGGTTGCCTGCTGTTCGGATACTTCCTCGGACGTATCCTTCGCGGTTTCTTCCTCATCTGTGGACACGCCTTCTTCTTCCAGCGCCTCGTCCATGGCCTTGCGGACTGCAGGCTTGGACAGCAGGCGATCCCAAAAGCTGCGCCTCTGCGTTTTTTTAATGGACTTGCTCCCCATGGGGGCCTCCTTATCGTTGATTTTGCATCGGGCACCACACCGGCCGTGTGGAACCAGCGCGATGTGGTTACCTCGAATTTCCACCTGCCTGCCCAGACCAGGACGCAAGGATTCATATTCCGCGTCATAGCCGCACGAAACTTCGCGCAGCCCCCCGCGAACCAGTTTGATTGCCTCCGCATCGGTAATGAGCAGGTCAGCCAACAACAGATCCCGCTGTTCTCCCACCCCGCGCCGGACATTTTGAGCCAGACCAACGGTCAGTTCACGCCAGGTTGCAGGGGTCACGAACTCGTCGGGATGATCCACGGTCAGAGACTTGCCTTCGAAGGATGCGATTGTTGCAGGATCAAAGACATCTTCCTCAGACCGCAGCACCAGCACCGTGCCCTCGCCATTGCCCTCAACAGGCACTTCATGCGCCGCATATTCCATCACGCCGGTACGGGCGATGGGCACTGAGGTGCAGAGCAGGTAGCCTTCTGGGGTTTCATGAATGTGCTCGGAGAGCTGGGTGGTGGTGTAGTAGCGCATGATCTATCCATACGCAGGCACGCAAAAACGCCACACCCTGAAAATGTTCAGGGTGTGGCGTTTTCCGGGGGATATGCGGACTATCGTCCGAAAGATATCAGGTGGCGCTATGCAACGCCGCAGGTAAACAGCGTGTAAACGGGGCAGGTTTTATGGTACGGGCGTAAACGGCATAATGCCCCGACCTGGACAAAAAACGGCCCGTATACTCAAAAACGGCCGGTCAGTGTGCCGTCTCTCTCAGCTTGTCCGGTGTGAGGGTGGCAAGGCACCACACAGGGGTTTCCAGTATCTCACCTGCCGAGCCATAAGAACCGGGGGAAATCAAGAACTCCACTTCGTAGGCCGTGCCTCGTTCATGGACGTATACGATAGTTCCCTCCGTCCCGATGGGGAGATGGAAAGTCGCACCGTCTTCCGTTACGGTCAGCGGCTCGGTGGTTTGTATGATATCTAGTTCTGCGTGGCTCATGGTTTCTTCTCACTCACACGCATGGTGACCAGCCTGGGAGCCAGTCTGCGTGTATTCTTGACGCGATCATATATCCACGACGTATTTACGGCAACTGTTTTACCGTTGGCCCCGGTAACGGGCACCAGCACATTGAAGCGCTCGCCGTAGAGGTCCACCCCGTCCGTTTTCCGGGCGGCAGGCAACACGGGCAGCAGCCCCATGACCTGGCGCTGCAGCTCCTCGGCGTGTTCCGGGCCGAATCCCAACGCCGACTGAAACATGCGCGCTTTGTGTTTACCGATGGGACTATCCGGGGAGAGCACGTAGTCGGTTGCCTTGCGCAGGTCGAATGTTGCTTTGTCCGCCCCCACAAGCGCCTCACCCTGCATGTGCGGTACCACCGGGCTGGTGGGGAGCTTTTCCCAATGGCTGCGCAGAACATGGCTGCCGGTTTTCTGCTCTTCTTGCGCTGTGGGAATCGGCGCACGCAGAGTCTTGCCCGCATCGTTGGCGATCACCGGTTCGGGATAACACCGGCAGTTGGGAAACTCTCCGGCATGTCCCGTCATCCCGTCCAGCGTCGGAGGGCTATCCCAGCGCACGAACTTGCCTTCCATGGCCCGGTGGCTTTCCCTGGTGTCGCCATCCCGTGCCGTCCTCCAGATATAGCCTTCGCTGCCCACGCTGGCAGCCCGTGCCGCCGTGAGCGCCGTACTGGCCTTGCTGACTTCCGTGGCCGCAATAACCCGCGCCCGGCTTGCGGTCACATTGCCGATCTGGACGATTCTGTCTGCCAATGCTTCCGCGCGTATTCCGGTGCTCATGGATTCCTGCACCAGGGCACCGACCTTGTCGGCGGCCTCCAAGACCATGCTGTTTATCAACGCCACGTTGTCGGAAATACGTTGCTGGACCACATGGCCCAGATCGGTGGCCATGAACATGCGCACATCCAGCCCCATGCGCTGAGCGGTACTACGCCATGCCTGCTCGTTCTTGCGCAAGGCACCGGCCATCATGTTGGCAGCCGATTGCTGTGCCCACGGCTCCAGCGTGCGGGCATACCGGCGCAATGTATCGGCAGCCGTTCTGGGATTCTTCAGCGCCTGCTTGATTTGCCCGGCCACGCCGCGCAGCTGGCGCTCATAGGCACGCTCCGCTGCGCGGGATGGCCGGAACGCTCCCTGGTCACCTTTGGCCTTTGCCACATCGGCAAAAGTCCAGGGGTGGGGCCATGGCTGCGTCCCTTGTTGCTTAGAATCAGGCGGCATCTACATCCCCTCCGGACGGATCAGCGCCTTCAGGCAACGGAGGGGCAAGAGCCATTTCTCGTGCGGCGTCGATATCCTCATCGGTAATGCTGGTCCACCGGCCTGTTACGCGTCCCGCATCGCGCAACTCGGCCAGAGCCATATGTGCTGGGATCAATCCGGAAGTATGCAGTGCCGAAACTCCCTGAGCATCCGCCGTGGCGATCTGACTCTTTTCACTCTCCGTGGGCAGGTACAGGCTGCGGAAATCAAACGTGAAGCTTTCAGGCAGCGGCTTACCCCATAACGAGCGGGACGCCACACTGAAGAGCAAAGTAAGAGCAGGACGCAAGTCGTCTTCCTGCTGGGTGGCGATGGTATCATAATAGATACGAAGATCAGATTCGCCGCTGGAAAATCCCTTGGGGCTTTGCCCCAGCAGGCGTACCAGCGGAATGCCCGTTGCGCCGGATATCTGTTCGGCAAATGCCTGCAGCGCATCGTAAACACCGGCGAATGTCCAGCCGTGGGTTGTGAAGGTATCTTCCTTGTCCAGCAGGGTAATCCCTTCGTTACTCTGGAACTGCCGGACCATGGCAAACATCTTCAGGAGAGCCTGCTCGCGTTTCCCGCCTGCCGCCAGCAACTCACGCAAGTTGTTTACACCGATAACACGCAGGAAGGACTTGTACAGCAGGTTCGCACTGCCGTGCGTTGCGCTATCCAGTGCCAGTATGCGGTCATAAGCCCGCTCGACGACACTGCCGCCCCATTGCTGTTCGCCCTGACGCTGCTGCCAGGGCAGGTCCACGCCAATGAACCGGATGCAGCGGCTGTAATGAATATCCGTGCCACCAAGCGAAGCTTGGGTATTGATGCGGTAGCTTTCGGGATACCCCAGCATACCGCCGATCTCAGAGACGGTTTCCTGCGAAGGGACAACCTGGTGGCGGTCCAGAACATACAGTCCCCGAAAGCTCCCCTTGGCAATATCATCCATATTGAGAGGCGTGGAAAGCTCGTGCCCGTCGATCAGGATCACGGCCAGCGCCCCGCCGTAGAGCCGCCCCCATTTGATGGCGTCGGCAAGCCTGCCCGGCACCCCGGTGATGCGGAGCAGCCGGTGCAGAGCGTCAATATCGGACGCATCCATCTCTGCCGACTGTATGTCCACACCCCCGCGCACCATGTCTTCGGCCACCACCTCCACCATACGACCCACTATCCAGGACGTGCGGTACATGTCCTCCAGAACCTGCGGCTGGCGGCTGACATAGCTGCCCGGCTTATAGCCGCTTCTGGCTAACAAGTTGTCCTGCTGCAGGCCGAGCTTGGCGCTGAAGCTGTCAAATCCGTCATTCCAGTGTTTACCACCGGGTTTATGGTCCTTTCGTCTGCCCATGGTCTACCCCTCGGCCAGCGCATCCCACACGGATAGTCCGTGCGACCGCAGATAGCGGAGCGCCTGTGTCATACTGTCCACCTGGTCGTCATGCGCCCCGGCCGGAAAACTGATCAGTTCTTCCACAAAGTCACGAGTCCAGAACGTGTCATCGCCCGGAACCCACACGTTCCCCCCGGCCCACAACGGCGTCACAGCGTATGCGCGGGCCACCTTGGAGCCGTCCGGCAATATCGGCAACAGGCCGGGCACATCATCACGCAGCGCATCCATCAC